TCGAGAAAAATATAAAATTACCAAGTATAGTATTATCTCCCTCTGCGCCTGAACCACTTTCTACACCTTCAAGCCCAACACTACCACTTCTTTTTAATATAAATCCCTCGTTTGGATAAGTTCCATTTAACCACTTATTTACAACTGGTGTAACATCCATCCTCATATCTTCAGTTCCCCATGCAAATGACTGAGAACCATATGAAGCCGTATAAAACGTTCCACCTTGTTTATAAGATGATGTTGAAGAAGCAGATACCCAATAAATTTCATCATTGGCACCAGTTCTATAATCCCAACTAGCACCTTCTTGAGTAACAGGAATATCACCTTCAAATCCCTCCCCAGAAACCCAACTTTGACTTATAGGGTATGCATAAAGTGATTGACTATATCCAATATCTTGTGGATTAGCATCATACATGTTTAAATAATATTTTGGATTTGTGATAGTTCCATTACTTACAAGAGAAGAAATATAATCTAAATCAAATTTCATTAAAATGCGAGAAACCTTAACATTAGTTCCATCAGATTTCATATCTTTTCTGATTTCTATTATTTCATCTAAACCCGTATTCTTGCTACCCGAAGCAAAGTATAACGTTGTATCTACTTCCGGAAAAATAAAATAATGCATTAGTTACCTCCTGATGAATCGCCTACTACTCTGCCTTCAATATCAATAGACGGAAATTTAAGTTCAAAGCAACTTGGATCCATTGAAGGATATACAACACCCTCTTTTGTAGCACTTTTTATATCATAAAGATTTCCTGAGTATCCAGAATCAACTGAACTTTTATTTATAATTTGTACGGGCTGTTTGTCAGCTGCACCTGTTTCGTCATCTTCCTCGTCCGGAGAAACAACCGCTGATACGCCATCTACCAAAGATATTTGATAAGCTAAATCAGCTAAAACAATAGGTTGTCCTATTTGCCATTTTTCTACATTAAAGAAAGTTCTAACTCTTTCAACTGCCTGTAAAACAACTTGTTGTTTATTATATCCAGTCTTTGTTAATAAATTAAATCTAACACCAATATTAATCACATAAGCATCTTTAATATTCACAGCATCCGTAATCATTCTAAATTGAGTTAAATAGGTTTGTATATTTTCTTTAACTGCTTGGTTTACTTGTGTTAATTTTTTACTTGCATTATATCCCAAAACATAAAGATTAAGAGCTAATGGATTCATAATTCTACTTGTAGCTCTGCCGGATGTGCTGATTCCATATGTCATTGCGGCAGGATCTATTTGTGAATCCTGTACAATATAACATTTAGCAATATTACCATATTTAGCTGGTAGCGCATATACTCTTGTAATATAATCTGCTTTAGTAACTGCCCTTTGTTGTGCTTGAAAATAAGCTAATGTATTATTTTTAACTTCAATCACACTTTCAGCCCCCTTACCACCCGAAGTGGGATTAGGATTTATCGTAGCTAAAGAACCTCTAACTGTATTCACCAATGTGCTACTTAAAGTTGTCGTATCTAATGTAACATTTAAATTTGTAATAGCTGTTATTGCATTTGCTTTTGTATTGTGATCTACTCCACCACCATATCTATAAGTAACCACCAATGTTGTATTTGATGGTGCTTGGCCATAAGTTCTTGTATTTAAAAAATTGGAAGGATCAAATGCAGTTCCCAATTTGGATGGGGAACCGGGCAAAGAAGATCCTACACTATCTGGGTTAGGAACTATTTCTTCATCCGGGCTGTCTGAAATACCTGCTCCAAATCTCAATTCTGTTCTATCATCTTCTCTAATAAAAGTTGTAAATCTCCGTGCAGTTTTTAAAAGTTTAAGTAAGTAAGGTGCTTGGTCTTTATACTGATAACTTTCATTACCTTCAGTATTTAAATTTTCTGTATCTGTGTATACTGTATCTTGAGCTAAAAATCCAACTTCATGCCAATTATTACCATCATCATCAGTCACAGATATTATTTCAGTAACATTGTTATTATTTAATGCAACTCTAGAATACTTTTCTGCATCATTAAAACTAAATCTTTCAACAGCCACTTCACCACTTTCAATTTTAACTGATTTTTTTAATAAATAACTAACAGGTATATTATCACTACTTTCATATACAGTTATTTCCATTGGATCATTTGAACTTGAAAATTTAAAATTAATATCTTCCACAGTTCTAAATATAGTTCCAGTTTCTGATCGTAATTGCATCCCAGTATCAATTTTCATAGCATAGTTTAAATCTGGATATGTTTTAAAGCTGGCGCCAGTTCCTGAAGATGCTGCTGGGGCAAGTTGGAAAGCATCTATTTCACCGTAAGATGGTGAAGCCAATTTAGGTTTATATCCAAAGGATTGTGCCATATTATAAACTGTTTTCTTCTCTTCAGCGAATGCTAATAAACTTTCTTTGAATTGATTATCTACATAATAAGAAAGTACATCGCCTACATAAGATGCCATTTCAATAAACATCATTCCGGGTGACGATTCATTAAAATCATTATATGTGTTTGGAAAATATACTTTAGCAAATTCAACCAAATTTGCTTTAAATGAAGAGAAGTCTTTATTTAAATATCTAACTTCCTTTACTGATTTTTTACTTTGAGCATAAGGCATTTAATTTCTCCGTTAACTACCATCACCTGCAGTTAAATCCAAATCTATAGTTTCTACATTTTGATCTACATCAAGAGTAAATTGTAATTTTACATTAAGTAAATTCGGATTCCTTACAGATGATGTTGTTTTAATACTTTTAATTCTAACATATGGCAACCACTCGCCCATCGAAGCTCGAATGGTTTCTTCTATTTTATCTCCCAAATCGCCCGCATCTGGCTCAAATAATATTCTCCTTAAATCACTACCAAAAGTAGGATTACCTAATCTTTCTCCCTTTACAGTTAATAATAGATTTCTAATATTTGATCTAGTTTGTTCTAATGTAGTCTTTGTTTTATTAAAAAATCCCTGTGTTCCATGTACTAATGGTAAAGATATTCCTATAAAGATATCCGGATCTAAATCTTTTGCAAGTGTTGACATTATTTTCCATCCCTTTTATCTAAAGCTTTCATCACGCCTCGATAATCTTTTGTTAAATCACTCATTACATTTTGAACTGCCTTGTTCGATGTATCAGCACCAACCGCTTGTGCAGTTTGTACGGCAGCTATTTCTCTTTTGACTTCATCATTACCACCCATCCCATTTCCATATCCCATAGCTTCTGCCATTTTTGTACTGTCAAATGCCGCGCCGCCCATAGTTGGATACTCATCAAATTCTTGAGATTGTGCGGTCTCATTAAGTATCTTATTTAAAGTTGAATCTTTGGTATAACTTACTTCTTTAGGTTTAAGCTTTTTAGGAATGGGTTTCGCTAACACTTCCGGAACAATACCCTTATTCTGAGTTACAGCTCTAACTCCTTCTTTAATAAATATGTTATTTACTTCTTTTTGTACTTCAACTCTTACTATTTCTTTGATTAATGCAATCAACGATTTTGATTTAGCCATAACTAACTCCTGTTTTATATAAATATTTTAATTTTAATTATTCCTCTCTACCGAGCATTCTCATTCTTTCTTTTTTAACTTCATCAGATCTTTTCTTATCTGCTATTACTCGTTTAATTTTTCGTTTCTGTACCCGTACAGCCTTTTGCAATTTCCTTACTCCTGGCTCAATTGCTTCTTTAGAAGCTTTCAAATCTTCTATCTCTTCTTCAAATTTTTCTCTAAGCTTCTTTACAACTTGTTTTATTGCAGCTGCCGCAGGATTCAAAGCCGCACCAACTTCATTAGCATCTTCTGACAACTGTTGTGTTTTCCTAGCCTGATCTGCTCGTTTGACAGCCATATCTAGATCTTCTTTCTTTTGTTTCAATTCTTCCACATCTTCTTCAGCTTTTTCTATATCTTTAACCATTTGTTCAGCTTGCTGTAAATTTTCCGCTCCAGCGCCACCCGATCTGATTTTTGCAACCAACCCATCAACTTTTTCCACTATATCAGCTGCTTTATCATCTACTTTACCTTTTATATAATTTCTTACTACATCTCCTAAAGCGCCCATTATCTTTTTACTCCTCTCATTTCCTAATCTTCGTCAAACTCAACATCTTCATCATCATAATATGATATCTCTTCCCACTTATTATCATCCCATAAACTCTTTTCATCTCCAGTAAGTCTATTATCTGTACCTTTAGCACTCATATCTGGTGGATTGTGGTCATTAGCAAGAAAAACTCTTTTACTGAAAAAGGTAGCACTACCTTGTAATTTACTGTCTAACTTATCTAAAGCTTCAGTAAAGCTATCAGTAAAGCCATTTATTTGTTTCTTTTGGCCCTCATCCTCTTTCATTTCAGGTGGATAATTAGATTTTAACATAGCTGCAACTGATCCAGCATAACTATCTAATTCTCCTAATAATGTTTCAAAAAATTCTACCAATTCTTTACCTTTTACTGCAGGATTTTGTCCAATTACATCTCCAAGATTTATAACTCCATATTCAGATTCTAAATTAATAGAAGTTTGGGCACATAAATTTATATTTCTTGCAGCAAAAGCTGATACATCACCACCCTTCTTTTTAGCATTAAAAACAATAGAATCTGAATTTAAAGCTATTAGAGAATGAAACACTCCTCCTAACTTTGCTCCTTTCATATTGCTTGGAGCAGCAGTTTTTAAAGGAAGATGTTGATTAGTAGTCATCCAAATGCTAGCTTCGTCCAAGTTGATTTCTGATAAATGTGGGAAGCCCGGTATGGCTTCTTTTGCTGCCATACTTGCTTTACCTTGGTGTTGACCTACTGTTAATTTCATATATGGTTTTACATAATTAACATCACTTCCAAAATGTAATGATTGACCAAATCTACCTTGAATAACTGTGTCGCCTTGTTCTACATTAATTTTTCTATTATATTTTGTTAAAGCTTCAAAAACTTTCCTCTCTCCCATTTTGAATGGTAATCTATTCATATTAACTTTCCCATACAAATTTAACGGATTAGAATAGTATAACTGACCATTGTAATCAGCAACATTAACCACTTCACCCTTTAATGGATACTGAACAATATGTGGTGATAAAGGCATTACTAACCTATCAAGAAT